TTGGAAACCAACTGTTTCAGTTGGCTGCCGCCGAAACGATTGCATCCGAAACTGGGAGGACGTTTTGTGTTATCGACACGATATCTCCTGTAACTGCACATACAGACAGAAACTACTTTTCGTCTGTACTGGCTGACTGGACTACGTGTCCAAAGCTACCGACGCCCATGCTGAAGGTACACGAATCATCGTTTGAAAAGACAGGTTGGTCAACTCTTCCGAATGTCGATGCGCTTTGCCTGCGCGGATACTTCCAGAATTGGCGCTACGTCCCGTCTACGTTCATACAACGCCTTCGCTTGCCGCCGTGCCCTCCTCTCCTTGGCGCATTCATTCACATTCGTGGAGGGGACTATGTCAACAATCCACTTCACGATGTAGGCTTGTACAGGGTCTATTACAGAAGAGCGTTACGGTACTTCCCATCTGGAACTCATTTTTATGTCTTTACGAATGACGTTGCATACGCAAAGAGGTTCTCAGTCCTGCTAGACGTTCCGCATACATTTGTGCATGCAGATGAGGTAACTTCGCTTGCACAGATGGGGGCATGTACCCTTGGTGGAATCTGTGCGAACTCTAGCTTCTCGTGGTGGGGTGCATATCTGAAGCCCAACCGAACTATAGTAATGCCAGACAGATGGTTCAATGATCCAAAAATCTACATTGAAGGATATTACTTTCCGAACGTCATTCGGTGTAAGACCTGAAAAGGTATTTAAGTTGAAGGCTCAAGGCAATACATATGCTCTTTCCGCTTAGCGTTTGTGTTCAGACCTACGGAGTTAAGATTACGGGTGTCCTTCATGTAGGTGCGCACGCTGGTGAGGAGAATGACTCCTACCTTGCCGAGGGCGTTCAACAGTCTTCTATTTATTGGGTTGAAGCTATACCCGAACTGTGCACTGCCTTGTCCAAGCGTCTTCCAAATGTGATCCAAGGGGTCGTATCTGACGCAGTTGGTCCTGTCGAGTTCAAGATTACGAACAACTTTCAGTCAAGTTCCATTCTTGACCTGAAGACTCACCTGGTGGAACATCCACATGTTCATGTTGTAAAAACAGTTACGGCAACGACTGTCCAGCTGGATACGCTTGTTGAACAGCATGCGATCAAGGCTGACTTTCTCAATATGGATATCCAGGGTGCCGAGTTGAAGTGTCTCAAGGGATTTGAGCGAAACCTTGGCATGATCAATGCCATCTATGCAGAGGTAAATGAAAAGGAGCTGTATGCAGGCTGTGCACTTCTTCCCGAAATGGATTCCTGGTTGTCCGAGCGGGGGTTTGTTCGCGTTCATACCCATATGACGCCGCATGGTTGGGGTGACGCATTGTATGTTAGACGGACTCCATGCTAATAGATAATATGCGAGTCTACATTGTCCAACCCAACGCTCATCATAAGAACGTTGAGTCGATCCGCAAGATGATGACTGCGAATGGTGTGCAGTATACGGAGAGTGACGATCTAAGGCAGCTTGACGATTCGTATACTCTAGCGATTTGCTGCACGCGCTTCTTTCCTCCAGACGCGTTCCCCAAGAACTGTAAGGTCATATATGGTCCACAGTTCTTCGTGTTTCCAGATGATCCTACCCATCCAATTCACAAACACTCCTATGAGCCCGGGCGGTTTTTCTATAACTCACTGAGTCCGTGGGTAAAGACGATCCATGAGCAGTTTGCGCCCAGCATTGGACTCAAGTTTATCGCATGTCCGTTTGGTGTGGATGTAGATTCAATCCGAACGGTTCCTCCTCCGAGTCAGCGCTCTAAGGTCATGATCTATTTGAAGCATAGGCATCCGGATCTAGGAAACAGGGTACTTGGTTTCTTGCAGTCGAAGAACACCGAGTATCACTTGATTCAATACGGATCCTACAAGGATACAGAGTTCAAGAACAAGCTTCAGAACACCAAGTTTGTGATTTGGATTGGCAGCCACGAGTCGCAAGGATTCGCGTTTCAAGAGACGTTGGCATCAAACGTACCAATCCTTCTGTGGGACGTGAGATCGATGCACGATGAGTATTCAAATGGTTATCCGTATAGTGGGTATGGACAGCCATTGCTGGCGACAACTGCAAATGTTTGGTCCCCCGAATGCGGAATCAAGATCTTCGAAGAGAATGAGCTTGAGTCGGCGTTCAACGAGATGAACTCCAATATCGATACGTTCAGTCCGAGAAAAGTAATCGGCGAAACCGTCCCTCTTAAGGTCGCGTATCAGAATATGTTAAATCAAGTTGAGTATATATAAATGCTTGACAATATGAGAGTTGTTGTCGTGACCCCCGCCGGAAGAAAGCGGTATCTTGCGGTTCTGTTTAAGTACATCGAAAAGCTAAGACCAGTTATCGATGAATATCGGTTGTGGGTAAATACTACAAAGCAAGAGGACATATCTTTCATGCAGGAGTATCAGCAGACTCACAGTGACTTTGTCACCCTAGAATATTTGCCTACAAATGTCAATGTTGATGGTATCAAGTCTATTAGACATTTCTTTCTGAATTGTGTTGATGAGAATACAATCTACGTTAGGTTTGATGACGATATTGCCTTCATCGATAATGTAGAAAAGTTCAAGACATTTTTACAGTTCAGAAAGAACAATCCTCAGTATTTTCTAGTATATGCAAATATAATCAATAATGCTATATGTGGGCATATCCAGCAGCGTGCAGGAGCAATTGATTTATCTATGGGAAAGGTAACATACGACTGTCTTGATAAACTTGGTTGGGAGACTGGAAGCTTTACAAAACATCTGCATGAAACTGTATTATCAGCATTGTCGACTCCTAACGGAATAGACAAGTTTAGACTTGCGAACTGGCTGTTTTGGGATCATGAACGGGTAAGCATCAACTCTATATCGTGGCTAGGTTCTTACTTCAAAAAGTTTGACGGTATAATCGAAGGCTACGAAGAGGAGTTCCTATCTATACACAAGCCTAAAAAAGATAACATTTTCAATATTATGTATGGAGACTTCTTATGCGTCCACTATGCATTCCATACACAGCGAGGAGCCGTTGACGGTGATCCTACCATCCTCGAAAGATATAGTATATTAAGTGAATGTCAATAGACACAGTAACTGTTCTCGTTATTGATGTTTGTCAGAATGCCTAGTGAATCGACTTGCAATGTCGTATCGAACAACCCATTGGTCTTAATGAAGTCTAGGGTAACTTGTTCTACATTCACTCCAGCTGCAAACATGGGCTGGCTGTGCAGCTGCTTGAAATACTTGTATCGCATTGCGTAGAGAAAGGTGTACTGCTGTGTACCCTGATCGCATAAACGAACAATCGCGTTGACACGTGGGTTCGTTTCATGGTCCTTGACAAGGTTGACAAAGGTATCGTTCACGAGCATGTATCGACCGGACGCTTTGATAATGAACTCAGAGTCGGATACATCGGTCACGCTCCTTAACAGCTCGGAGATGGATGCAAACTCCTTCTGACTCTTTCCAAGCCCATCCAATACGCCATGCTGAATTGTCTTCATCAATTTGAATGGAAACTGCGAAAAGGGGGGCGAGTGTTCGGAAGGTTCATATTCGCTCAAGACTCCCAATACTGGAATGCCATAAGAGAAGACGCGGTGTAGTGCGAGCATATACTCAACATAGCGCTCCCGACGAAGCGATGCGTTGGAAACGCGATCTGCGCCTGTTATAATGAAGTGCATTCTACCTATGCTATAATGGCGGCTATCGCAGTTATCGCAAAATATCGCGAAGACATGTCCTGGATCAATGAGCTGAGGTGTCCTACCATGATTTACGACAAAAGCAAAGATATACCAAACGTAGGGAGGGAAGCGGAGACCTACCTGCGGTATATCATCGAGAACTATCATTCACTACCAGATCATGTCATATTTCTTCAAGGTAAGCCATTTGATCATCTATCGGGCGGAACGATAGAGTTTTTAAACCGGTCTATCAGCCAGAGAGGTTCGGATGTACAGTTTCTAGGAACGACGTACATGGAACCCCCCGATGCATGCGGACTTCGGACAACTGCTTCATTTAAGGCTTTATTTACATCAGAACCGCCTGCTACTTTCGTATTCTCACCAGGTGCGCAGTATGTGGTTCCCAAACAGAACATTCTATGTAGACCAAAGTCCTTTTACGAGACAATAAGGAGAGTCCTGGTAGACTTTGATAAGGGTAGGTTAAACGGTTCGTTGGTATGCGCGTGGACACTAGAGAGAATGTGGACGTATATTTTTGATCCATCAATCTCACACAGAGAGTTAGATTACAGCAGCCTTCTTTAGTGCGCAGGTTAAACTCAATTTGTTCGGAGTGTTGAAGTAGAGAATCTCCTCAATCTGGGAAACAGGAAAGGAGAATTCCGTCGCCGAACCAGCCATGATATTCATGATCTTCTCATGCATGGTCGGTGTTTCGTCAATCCAATTTCCTCCACGTAGATGAGGATGGATTGAATACAGCCTGTGAATATTTGTATGCAGATCTTCTATGATATACCAGCCGCCCGGCTTTACAGACGCCCATAACGTTTCAATGCTCACGCGCTGCTGCTTGACCGTATGTCCGCCATCATCTAGGATCGCGTCAAATGTCGGGGTTCCCCATTGATTGACGACATTCCGCAGTTGATCTGCCCTGGACTGGTCTGCGATCGCATACTGAACACGAGGAACACCCTTCACAGCATCTGGAATTGCAAGATCGATGCCATAGATTGTGGCGTTTTCGAAGTAATCTTTCCATGCAAGAACCGAAGAGCCTTGATCAATCCCTATCTCTAAGAAGTTCGTCACTGTATCCTTCATAGGGTCAAATAGCCTGGAGTAAAAAGATGTATACCCGTGCCATACCTTGTTCGTGCCGTACTTGCTGGATAATTCATGAAGAGACATTTGTTATGAAACGACAAATCCTGGTAGGTTTCTACCCGCATTTGTGGTTTGTAGTTGGTTTTGTTTGAGTCCTCGGCTGCCCCGTGCTGCTACACAGCAACCTTAGTTGCTGTAGGCAAGACCGCCCATGCCGCTCATCACGCGCAGCACGTTGTAGTTTCCGGCGTAGACGCGTACCTGCGCCGTGCGACCACCGCGGACCGTGTTGACGGACACCGTGAGCTGCAGCGTCGCCTTGTCGATACGCGAGAAGTTGCAGCTGCCGCTGGGCTGGTGCTCCTCGGGCTTGAGCGCGAAGGAGTACACGTTGATGCCAATTGTCGGGGTGCGCGTGTGGTGCTGGTACGGCTGCACGAAGTTGAAGTAGCGACCCTCGCGCTCCGTGAAGCGGTCCTGTCCGTTGAGCTGCAGCTTGGCAACCTCAATCGGGTTCTTGCCCGAGCACTTGATGCCCGAGTCCAGGAGCACCTTTGCGAGCAGGTAGTTCGTCGTGTCCGCGAACAGCTCAGCCTGGTTGTTGACGTCGCCACGCGAGTCCAGCCAGCTAGAGCCGGTGAGCGACGGTCCCTGCTGGATACCCAGACCCGCGATGTACGGTCCAGAGGGACCATCCGAGGTCGTCGGGACCTGGGTGCCGGCAGCACTACCACCCAGCGAGCCGCGGGCAAGCACGTCCATGATGACACCCTCCGTCGTGAAGTCGTCGGAGAAGTTGAACGGCTGGCATCCGTTGACCTCGGCAATGAACGTGGGAGCAGGCTGCGAGCAGTCCACGAACGAGTCGCGCTGGCACACCCAGATGAGCTCCTTGACCGGGTGGTTGAAGTTAAGCTGGATCTTGTTGCTCGAGCTCGTGATCGACTCAGCACCCGTGAACTGCAGCTGCTCAATCAGGTACTCGTGGGTCTGCTGGGCGAAGCGGCGGCGCTCCTCCGTGTCCAGGTAGACGTAGTCGATGTAGAGCGACGCAGCCGTGAGCGACTGGATGCTCGTGGGCGCGGCGCCCGACTTCAGCTCCGTGTACGAGCAGTTGATCCACTGCTCGAACTCCACGTTGATGCGCACCTCGTGGTACTGGAGGGCGATGAGCGGGATAGCCAGACCAGGGTTGCGGCAGAACCAGAACTGGAGCGGGATGTACAGCGTGCGAGCCGGGGTGCCCGCGCGGGGGGCGCACGAGTTCGTCAGCTCAGCACCCGAGCAAGACTGGTCCAGGGCGTAACCCATGCTGTCCTTCATCAGGACCAGGTCGTGGCTGTTGCCTACCATCTCGTCGAGGGCACGCACCGTGCCCGCATCCTGCGTCAGCTGGGTCCAGATCTGCATCCAGTCGCCGTACTGGCGGTCGATGCGCTGACCACCAATCTCGAGCTCAACCGTCTTGATGAGACGGTGTCCCACGTAGTTGAGCCAGCGGAAGCGCCGGACAAAGTTGAAGACCGCCGTGTTCGCGGCGCTGAGGTCCACCGCCGGGAGAACCACCTGCACGTACGTGCGGTACATCAGGTCGGCGTTACGGTTGATAATAGCCGTCACGCGCTTGTTGAAGTCCGCCTGTCCGTTGAACGTCACCTCAATGGACTCCATGGCGAAGTTCGTGTGGCGCTTGAAAAGCACCTTCCAGAACGTGATCTGGGGGTTGCCGCTGATGTAGATGTCCTGCGCGCCGTACGAGACAAGCTGTAAGAGACCACCACCCATATTGCTGTTATGTTCACTGGCAAGAAAAAATAGTGGGCGCGAC